TAACAATTGGACTCAGTTTGTTGAAAATCGCATAAGGCTACGTGCAGCGTTAAAAACAAACATGGAGTCTTATGAACCAAATCCAACTCCTCCCTCTTTGAATTCTTCACAAAAAGCTGTGTCAAAATACACTACCGACCCTGATGTTATGCTCGAAACCCCCCTTGAATTGAAGGAAGTTGAAAAGAGTGTTTGGGAAAAAGTAAAAGAAACAATGAATGATATTTTTGATGCGGCACCTGCTGAAAAAGAGGACAAAAAACCTGAGTTGAATTCCATAGAGCAAACTATGGCAACATCTGCAGCAAAAATGCTGCATTCACCCGAAGTCCAGGACGCCGTAAAAGATGTTCTAAAAGAACAGATGGAAAATTTTGGAAGGGATATGTACAATGGTTTTGTCACAGCAGTAACATCAAATCCTGTTATGACTACAGGTATATCATCATCAATAGCAGCAGCTCTTGCAACCGGTATTGCTTTTGCAGCCGGTGATGTTGAAGATGGTGTCATGGTTGCAGCGATAAGTTCTTCACTTGTTGCTTCATTGACAGCAAGTGTTGCAATCATGGAATACAAAGGAATAAAGGCTCATGCCCTGGCAAAGGCTTTAACAATGGGTGGAGTTTTAACAACCTCTAGCATTTTTGTGTGTGTTGTTCGAGAGATCGTTCGTATTGTGAAAGATAGATACACAATCCAGGAGTCTCTCCTTGGTGGTCGAAAAGAACCGCCCTCCATCATGACTGTTATTTCTGACATATGCATTAAGATTGGTGTTTTTGCCTCTCTTTTAACTTTTCTTGGTGGAAATGGTGGGCTGATAAAAGAAACAGTTCAAACGTTTAATAATTGTAAGCATGCCTACCAAGCTTTGAAAGGTTATTACGATGGAGATGATGGAAAATCTGAAAATTTAGCAAAATCTTTTGTTGAGATAGCAGACAACAAAAAGGAAGAAATGGCTGAAAATGTTATGGTTTTTTATGGCATGTTGACGGCCTATTCTCGGAGAAAAGCTCATATGGCGAAAGCCCGGGTTATAGCGAAAAATCTCGAAATTCCGGATTTTGTTGTTATGAATTACACAGAATGTGGGTTGACAAAACCGATGTACCATATGGATGAGATTGGTTGTACTTCTGATAAACTTGGATCCTTCTTTGCTGAATGGATTCGAACTGGTTCTAGTCCTCAAAGTGAATTGGTTGCGGTTATGGCGAATTATATTCGTCAAGGTGTCTGCAAGGTTGAAAAAACTGAAAAATATGCGATGCCTGTTATGGCCAAGTTTAAAGTTAGAGAGTTGGCAGGTTTGATTGAAAACGACTTGGTTTCAAACTGGGAAGATATAGATCATGAAACCCGTCATTCATTTCCATACACGGAATACAGAATTGTTGATATACCAGGCGTCGAATTTAGTGAACATCCAGTTTCAAAAGTTTCAGCTACTTTATCGATTGTTGGTGATTGGATATCGGATCATGTTCCTGAAGTTGTAATATCAACTTTGGTTTTAGCTTCTTTGGTTGTTGCAACGGGTACGGGTATTGGAGTCTACTTTGCCCAAAGAGAACCTCCAAAGACCGTGAAACATGAAGGTCCTGTTGCCGAAGCCCCTGTTCTGGGAGCAAAAATTGCTGCTGTCAATGAAATGATAGAACACAACAATGTTGTTCAGAACATGGCTGATGTTTTAAGTGGTGACTTCGAACCATCTTACCCACAAAGAGCTTTGGACCACACAGGTGATCAGATGCCCCAGTTGGATGCGCCTGGTCAAGGACAAAACCAACCAACACAGGATGTTGGGTGGGAGGTTGGTTCTCGTGGTCCAACACCACCTTCATCAGATGATGAGGATGACTGGAGAATGCTCCAGCATATTCATGTTCCTATGGAGGGAGATGATGAAATTGTGTGGATTGAGAGCCTTTTAGATTCAAACCTTGAGGTTTTGTCATATCTAACTGGTGAGATGGTCAACCTCGAGAAAATTAAGAAAGAAGGGAATCACAAAAAATCAAAGTCCTCGGGTCAGCGAGGCAAGGAAAACAGGCGGAAGCGAGACCGTGAGCGGGCTCATGACGACTGGAAGGTGTTTAAGAATAAAGCAAAAAATATGCGGACTGACTTCGATCGTGAGCGCCTTGACAATTTGGTTTATGCTAGGAACGAGATCGAAAATGCTCTAAATGATTATGGTGTTCATGCTGATCCATCGAAGTTTGACCCTAATGGCGATTACTACTATGAGCTCCAAAAACAGCTCAAGAATATCAAGGGCCAATTATTTGCAATGTATGATATGTACCAAAGAACTGAAAATACATCAAAAGTGACAGTTCAGGCAGCTACTTCAAAAGTAAATCTTCCTGATTCTCCAAGACCTAAAAACACTTGGGGTCCCGAAGGCGTGGTTCAATCCAGTTTTTCACTAAAAGGTGAGGATTTAAGTCTTCCTTTCGTTTTAAAGGCTCCTCCCCCTCATAAGGTTGTTCCATTGGAAGATCTAAGAATGAATTTATTTGCTTACTTAGCCGATTTATATCCTGAATTTTCTCATGCTGAGATGAACATAGTTTTTAGAGACGCTGAGTCTCGGGGACTGAGTAAGGAAAGGATCGTTTTGTCAGCCAATGAGTACATAAAGGCTAGGAGACAAGCTGCTGATGAAATTCTGCAGGCTGCTCGGAAAGAGCTAGCTAAGTCTTCGGAAAAACCAAAGGAAAAATCCAAAAAGGATAAAAAGAAGAAGGAGTCTCTTTTGCCTGTTGCTGTTGACAAGGATGAGAAGAAAACACTTAATCCTAAGATTGTTGATAAAAACACAATAAAGAAAAGTGAAAAACCTCCCATGGAGAAGTCTTTTAAAAGTGCTCTTTTAACACCTCTTCCTGTTAAACAAGAAGAAGCTCCAAAGCCAAAATTGTCAAATTTTGATAGGCAGAAATGTTTTTATTGCGACGAACTTGGACACATATCATCTATATGCCCTGTGAAAAAAGAGAATAAAAAAAATGGGATTTTTTATTGCACCCATTGCAAGGAAAAGGGACATGGATATTTCAAGTGCCCCAAACGTGGTGTGAAATCCAAAGATACTAAACCTCCAGGGTATGTGGTTATGTCAAATGAGGAATGGAAAAAATTACCAAAAAAACGACAGATGAGCATAATAGCTGGAAACCGTGCTTTGATGGAACTTGCAAAGCAAGATGGAGAAAAGAAGTTTACATCCCAAAATCTTGCTGAGCTTGCAAAACAAGATGAAGGGATAAGTTTTACACCCCAGAGTGCTTCAGCTCATGATCCTGTTTTTGCGACTACAAAAATGCATCAAAATCTGATCCCCATCTATTACGATCAAGCAGGGAATAAGGGCAAAGACCCAAATTTTTTTGGAACAATGGCCAAACTCGTGGATGACGGAAAAACATTTGTTTTTATAACAGAACATCAGTGTATCCCTGGTGTGTACTATAAGGGAAATGATGATAAGTTTCACAATATCCCTCATAAAAGTGAGTGGATTATTTTTGGAGATGGAAATCTTAGTTACTGCAAGATTCCTTGTGAAAAGATACTACATCTACCTAAGGTCCCATCTCTTACAGTTATGAAGCCTCAGGTTGGAGATAAGTTTGCCTGTTTGTATGTTGGTATTGATCCTCAAACTCTTGAGAACCAGATTACCTCCACCACTTACAAGTGGGATGGGAATCCAGAACATGATGTTTATCATTCTGGAACTACAATGAATTTTTGTTGTGGATCGTTTCTGTATGACTCTTCGTTAAAAGGAGTTATAGGTTTGCATCATGGTACTCATGGTGCTAGCAAGAATGGAAACAATAATTTGTGTTCCCCTTTAAAAGCGGTTGGGCAGCGCCATGGATCCCCAAGATAAAAGAGCATGGTGTTTATGTTCCCCTTAAGCCTTACTACGGTGAACAGCTGTATAAGAATATGACTATAATTGGAACTTTGCCTGGTTCTGAAATAAAGGCAAAGGTTTCTTGTCACAGAGATGAATCGCCATATTCTGGTCTTTATGGCAATTTTTGTTTATCTCGTTTGAAAGACATTGCTGGGGACAAATTCTTCGTTGTTAATGCAACAACTCAGAATTACTACAAAACCGTCCAGTCTTGGGACATTAAACCAGATTATGTGTATAAGGATAACGCTCATGCTCAAGCGATGGTCTTCTTTGCTCATTATTACAGGGGAATAATGTCTGATTGTGTTGCAACAAGCGAAGAGATATCAAGTTACATTGATTGGACAAAGAGTCCAGGGTGGCCTCACACTTATTTCGGTTTTAAAACCAAGGCTGAACTTGTTGATGTCATCACTGACACTATGTTTGAGGACCGAATAAAGACACTTCCCATATGGAACGGAGTAGGAAAGATTGAATTTCGTGCAAAGGAAGACATAGATGCCGACAAAATTAGATTGTTTCAGGTTCCTCCATATGATCTCCTGTATTCACAGCTGAAGTTTGGTAAAAGAATTTCTCAAAAACTTATGCTCTACTTGTGGTCGGCCTATGGTTTTAATCCTTACTCTGGAGGATTTGATAATCTTGCTAGAAGATTGCTCCAAAAAAGGTTCCGGGGGTGTTACGATGTCTCAGGTTGGGACAAGTTTTTGCCTCTCCTAAAGGAGATATTCGGGGTTCTGGAAATAGAAGCCGATTTGACCCCTGAACAAAAAACTGAGTTTGATTGGATGGTTGAGAACACATGTAATTTTCTTCTAAAGCTACTGAATGGTCATGTTATCCGGAAGACATATGGAAACCCTTCGGGTAGTGGAACAACAACTCGAGATAACATTTTTGGACATGTGATTATTTTTGCCTCTGGTCTTTACAGCGCCTATTATGCTAAAAATGGGTGTTGGCCATCTGCCCAGATGGTTGCAGAGCAGATTGTCTTCTTGTACGGAGACGATAATGTTTTCTCTCTTGATGAAGACTTTTCATTGATGTGTGATGAAAAATTCTTATCCATGCACTTAGCAAAGTATGGCTTAAAACTGAAATTCTTTTACGGAGGACTGGATTGTGATCTTCATGTCCTTTCTTTTCTTGGAGCCTCTTTTAAGAAAATTGATGATTACTGGTATCCTCTTTATGATATTCAGCGTCTCGCTACTACTATGGTTTACCAACCTAGCAAGATGACAATTGATCAGCATTTGTCTAAAGCATTTACTCTTATGGTTATGAGTTATCCAAGTGAACATTTTGATTTGTTTTACGAGTCATATAAGAATCTGATACGTTCTTCTGAAGTGCTACAAGCTTCGGACCACCCTGTTGTTAAAGCTTATGTTTTTGTGGGATTGCCTGAAAAGCATTCTATAAAGGCGTTTTACCAGGGGTCTGAAGCAGGATGGCAGAATCTGGAGTTACTTTTTTCTCCGGATATGATCTATCCTTGTGCTTAAGGGGCGCCCCCTCTAAACCGGCGCGGTTTAAAAGAACAAGATTCTTCTAATGAATATTCAAAATGATTCCGACCTACCCTCTCGATTCCTACGAGCTGCTCGTGCTATTAATAGGAGCATTGATGTTTCTCACCTGCACACTGGTGTTGCTTTGTTTGATGCAACCCTAGATATGGTGGCCGCTACCGAGGGAATCCGGAATGCTATGTTTCTCCTTCAATCTATTGATCCTTGGCACTATGGATCTAAGTTTGAACCTGTTGGTGCCCCAAATGAGACTGGTGAGCCCTGTCTTCCAATTATGGATGTTATGGTAAAAGAAATAACCATGCCAGCGGGTTTCACAGCTAATCCATGGCATTGGCAAATTCAAATATGTGAATCAGCCTATTTAACCCAGTACATACTTACATCAGCTCGTGATCAGAACACACTTTCTGTTAATCTGGCTGCTGCCACAAAAGACTATGGTGGAATAAGGTTCTTGGCTGTTCAAGGAACAACAAATATCCAATGGACTTCTTCGTTCACGGACTTGGGAGCTATTTATCTCCCCGTTGAACGGTGGAGTGCTTCAAAGGTCAAAATAAATGCAATTGTGGTAAAAGTTTCTGACACGACACCAGAGTTGAACAAGGGTGGTATGACCCATGCTGCTGATCACAATCAGGCGGATTTTCAGGAGTTCTCCGATTACACGGTGATGCAGTTGGGTAGTACAACGGTTCGTGGTGCTGTTTCTTTACAACAGTGTAACTCATATCCTCAAAATGTTGGGAATATCGACAATCTGAGGAGTTACTGCAACCACAGAACCCCTGCTGGGGTTCTGTCGTGTGCTATCATTGATCACAGTATTGGTCCTGCTCCACTGGATTATGGGCACCGCATCTTTGAGGGCACACTACCGGCTGGGGAGCCTAATGTTGGAGCGGCTTGGATACCCTTGTTCAAAGCCTCAACAATAGCGGGTATGTTAGCCCCAAATTTCAGAAACCACAATTCTGGTATAATTCCCAAACAGCTTTATTTTATGAACAATCAACCTCAGGCATCGTTCACTGTTACTGTTAAAATGTTTAGTGAGTATTATTACTCGACTAACATGGTTGTTCAGGAACCTATGGTTCCTTTGATGAGACCAGCCACTCCTTGGAGTCCCAAAACCATAAAGATTTTATCTGAACTTCAGCGGGCTATGCCTGCGATGGGTAGAGAAAGTGATAATGATTTTGGGACTTGGTTAAAGGGAGTTGTTGGAAAAGCTCTTCCTGTTATAGCTGATATTTTGGGGGTTATCCCACATCCAATAGCTCAAGCTCTTGCTGTTGGAACTCGCCTGGTAGAACACACTGGAGCGTTTAAAGTGAAGGAGAAAAAAGCGAAAGCTCCTCGAACCGGTCCCCCAGTTCGGGAGTACAATGGGAAGGGGGTTAAGTTTGGTCCGATGACTGCAGCCGAAAATAAGGCCTTCTCAGGAGCACACTACCATGAAGCCTACGATGGGCGGATGGACATGTTGGCTCAGCAGAAACATCGACGAAAGGAGCAAAAAGCAATCAATAAACAGGTGCGTCATAGCATCCTGTTGGCTCAAGCTGCCGAACAAGCGGCTCGAAATAAGCGAAAAGCTCCCCCTGGTCCGCCTCATAAAAAGGGGAGGCCGGGGTAATCTAAAAATAAACGTCGGGGCTCGTAAAACCGACTATGATAATTGTAGAACTGTTAATGAAGAGTTCTTCAAAAGAACACAGCCAAACTGGTACCAAAAAAGTTTGGTTATGAGAATGTTTAATGATG